GCCATCTCCGGCGGTGGCATTGCCGTCATCCCTGTTTACGGTGTCATCACCCAACGGGGCAACATGGTCGATGACGTCTCCGGCCCCGGCATGGTCAGCACGCAGTTGGTGACCCAAATGCTCAGACAAGCCGTTGCCGATGATGCGGTCAGTCAGATCTTGCTGGACATCGACAGCCCTGGCGGCAGTGTCTACGGCGTCTCTGAGCTGGGCGATGCCATCTTGAGTGCCCGCGCACAAAAACCCGTGGTGGCGATTGCCAACAGTCTGGCGGCTTCGGCGGCTTACTGGGTGGGCTCCCAGGCCAGTGAGTTCTACGTCACCGCTGGCGGCGAAGTGGGCTCCATTGGCGTGTGGCAAGCGCACTTTGACTACTCTCAGGCGCTTGCTGCCGAGGGCGTCACGCCCACGTTGATTTCTGCGGGCAAGTTCAAAGTGGAAGGCAACCCCTACGCCCCGCTGAGTGAAGAGGCGCAGGGCTTTATGCAATCCCGTGTGGACGACTATTTCCTGGGCTTCACCAAGGCCATCGCCAAAGGCCGAAATTTGCCAATTGCCCAGGTCCGAGACGGCATGGGCCAGGGGCGGGTGTTGGGTGCAGATGCGGCTTTGGCACACAACATGGTGGACGGCATTGCCAGCTTTGATGAGGTGGTGCGCAGAATGCAAAAAGACGCGTCGTCAAGTGCCAAGTCCAGTCCGCCCGCCAAGCCCAAAACCTCCCGCTTGGCCCAAGCCTGTAGTGAACTTGGAATTTTGTAATTTGGACTTCTTAGAAGTGGCTCCGTTGAGCGACTTCAGTCCGAGCGGCGGCCCGTAGGTCGCAACCTTGACGCGCGACCAGCTTGCGCAATTTTTCAATCATTTTCATCCCGCCACCCAAGAGGTGGCTTTTTTACGTCTGGAGAAACCCAAATGAGTAAGCAATTGCGCGAGCTTCAAGCTCGCAAGTCTGACCTTGTCAAAGAGGCGCGTGCCTTAACCGACATCGCCGCCCAAGAAAACCGCGATCTAACGGATGAGGATGTCATCAAATTCGATGGACTTAAGAGTCGAATCGAAGCCACTTCGGCGGCGATTGACCGCGAATCGGCTTTGATTTCAGAGGAGGCCCAAATGAGCACGCATATGGGCATCCATGTAGGCGCTGGTCATGGTTCCGCTTTTTCCAGTGTGATGGTGAGCGACAACCGCGAGACGGACCCCAAACATGGCTTTCAGAGCCTGGGTGACTTTTTGCAAAACGTCTGCCATGCGCAAAAGCCAGGCAACCCGATTGACGATCGCTTGCTGATTGGCAGCGGTCGTGGTGCTGCCGCCCCAGCCACCTTTGGCAGTGAAGGCTCCGGTCAGGACGGTGGCTTCTTTGTACCACCCCAGTTCTCCCAAGAGATCTTCCAGTTGTCATTGGGCGAAGACTCGTTGCTGCCCCTGACCGACAACGTGGAGATCAGCGGCAACACCATGGCTTTCCCCAAGGATGAGACAACGCCCTGGGGCACCAACGGCATCCGTGCTTACTGGCAAGGCGAAGCGGCTCCTTCGGTCACCACCAAGCCCGTGTTGGGACTGTCTACTTTGCGGCTTAAGAAGTTGATGGCTTTGGTACCAACAACCGACGAGTTGTTAGAAGACGCCAACGCCCTGTCAACCTATCTCCCGGAAAAAATAGCCCACTCCATTCGCTGGAAAACCAATGAATCCATCCTGTTTGGCTCGGGCTCTGGTGTACCGGTGGGTGCACTGAGTTCGGGTGCCACGGTCACCGTGGCCAAAGAGACCGGCCAGGCGACACAAACGCTGCTGCCGCAAAACTTGGCCAAGATGATTGCGCGACTGCCCTCAGGCAGCCTGGCCAATGCGGTATGGATCGTGAACAACGATGTGCTGCCAGCATTGTTCACCCTGACCTTGGGTAACTACCCGATCTACTTGCCCACCGGATTGAACGTTGGCGGTATGCAGGTATCACCCTACGGCACGCTGCTGGGCCGCCCGGTGTTTGTGTCGCAGCACGCCAACACCTTCTCGGGCCAAGGTGACATCTTGCTGGTGGACCTGAAGTACTACCAGACGATTACCAAGTCCGGTGGCATGCAAACGGCAACAAGCATGCACCTGTACTTCGATGCTGATCTGACAGCGTTTCGAACGACCTTCCGCATGGACGGACAGTCCAAGCTGAGTAGCCCCATCACGCCAGCCAAAGGCAGCGCCACGATGTCGCCGTTTGTTCAACTTGGCGCTCGCTAAACCCCAGACCTCAAAGGAGAAAACATATGTTTCCCAACGCAAAAGGCAGCGAACTGCTCTCAATCCTTGCCACCATCGACCCTGCCGCGCAAGCGGCAGGAACTGTCACCACGGGCTGGATTTCTGTGGCCAACCACCACGGGCTCCTCTCCTTGGTTCAGACTGGCGTGCTCGGAACCAGTGCCACAGTGGATGCGAAGTTTCAGCAAGCGGTTGATGCCACTGGCACCAGTGCCAAGGACATCACTGGCAAAGCGATCACCCAGATCGTCAAAGCCACAGGCGAGAACAAGCAGGCGCTGATCAACGTTAAGCCCGAGGAGCTCGACACGGTCAACGGCTTTGGCTTTGTTCGCCTGTCACTCACTGTCGGTGTGGCAGCAAGTCAGACTGCTGCGCAAGTCCTGGGCGTCAATCCGCGAGAGCTCCCTGCCCATGCAGGGAATCAGGCGGCTGTTGTGCAGATCGTCTAAATGCCGCTGCAACTCGTTTCAGCTCCAGCCGGGGAGCCGATCACGCTTCTTGAGGCAAAGCAGCACCTGCGGGTGGATGTCGATGACGATGATGCGCTGATCGGCTCGCTGATTACGGCAGCCCGCCAAGCAGCCGAGACTCGCACCGGCAGGCAGTTGATGACTGCCCGCTGGAGGTTGGTGCTCGATGCCTTTGCGGGTGCGTTAACCATGCATGTCCCTAGCGATGCGTCCTTCAGCCTGCCCGGACACGCGATCCTTATTGCGAAATGCCCAGTGCAGTCTTTGGTGAGCATCGAATACCTAGACATGAATGGCAGTGTGCAGTTGATGCCAGCAGGTGATTACGTGTTGGACGCGGCCTGCGAGCCTGCGCGACTCACTCCGGTATTTGGAAAGACTTGGCCCCCGACTCTTCCACAGATCGGTTCTGTGATCGTCACCTTTGACGCAGGATACGGCGCAGGCTCCTCCGTGCCCGAGGGCATCAAGAGTTGGATCAAGTTGCGTGTGGGAAGTCTCTACGGACATCGGGAGGAAATGGCAGTGCTAACGCGCGGTCGCATCGACTCGTTGCCCTTTGTAGATGGTCTTTTAGACGGCTACCGCGTGAGCGTTGTATGAGCTCAGTCAGTGCTGGCCAGTTGAGCCATCGTATTTGCATCCAGTTGCCCACCGTTGCAAAGGATGTATTGGGTGCGCCGACACACACCTGGAGCGATATGGCGACTGTCTGGGCAGATATCCAACCGATATCAGGGCGTGAGGCGCGTATTGCAGATCGTATAGCTGCGGTGGTGAGTCATCAGATTACTGTGCGTCACAGATCCGAATTCAACGACCCCAAGAGCGTTGCACAAATGCGAGTTCTATTTCGAGAGCGCGTTTTTTCTATCCACGCAGCCCTACATGTTGACGAGGCCAATGTCTCGGTCATGCTTTTGGCAAGTGAGGGGGCACGCAATGGCTAGGGTTGAAACAGTTCGCATTGAAGGACTGGCACTACTTGATCGTGCACTTCGTGATCTTCCTGAGCGTGTTGCAAATCGAGGGCTCAGGGCATCGGTTTACGCAGGCGCAAAGGTTATACGGGATGAGGCGCGTGCTCAAGCTCCAAAAGCTGCGCAGTCGCTTGGCGCTAAGCAACCACCACCTGGAACGCTAAAGCGATCGGTGATCATGAAGCACGTTCGCGAGCTTTCAGGCGGGGGTCGCCAGACGTTTTACGTTCTGGTGCGCTACGGCAAGAAGTACCGCAATCAAGGCAAGCGCGGCACCTTGTCGCAGGATGCTTGGTACTGGCGCTTTGTTGAGTTCGGTACTCGCAAGATGGCTGCCAGGCCATTCCTGCGTCCGGCACTGGAGTCTCGTCGCCGCCAAGCCGTTGATGCCATCAAGCAGCGATTGACCCAGCGCATCGAGATAGAAGCGCGAGCCTTGAATGGTCGATAGTGATACAGGATTTTTGATGCAGGACTTCTATGACGCGATCAAACATCTGGCCGCTGGACAGGTGTACGCCATCGTTGCACCTGCGGATGCGCAGTACCCCACGCTTGTCTACACCCCTGTAGATCAATCAAGTGTTGCATCCCTGGACGGACCCAACCAGCTGCGGCGCTCGAGGGTGCAAGTTGATGCCTACGCCCAAACGCTGGTCGCTTGCGAGCAATTACAAGACCAGGTTCTCTCGGCCTTGCTGGACAGTATCAAAACGGTGGCCGATGTACGCATGGGTCTTACCGATTTCGATGATGAAGCCGGTACCTACCGGGTATCCGTGGACTTCACCTACTACCGGTCACGGTAGGTGGATTTTTTAATTTTTTTCATGGAGGCCTTCTATGCCTAGTACTGCCATCACCGCGCAGGGCATCGCCATTGCCCGGTTTGGAGCCACAACCTTTGAGACCATCCCCAACGTAGTCTCCTTTCAGGGACCTGGGGGACAGGCTTCTGTTATTGACGTCACCAACCTTGCCTCAACGGCCAAAGAAAAGAGAGTCGGTCTTCGCGATGAAGGCCAACTCTCGCTGAGCCTGCACTTCAATCCTGACGACACGGTCCATCAGGGCCTTCGCACCGATCGAGCCAACCGCGTGCGCCGCCAGTTCAAGATCACCTTCACCGACACCACACCTGCTGCTATATGGACTTTCTACGGCTACGTTACACAGTTCAGTGTTCAAGGTGGTGTGGATGCCGTGGTTGAGGCGAGCGTCACTATCGAAATCGACGGCGACATCACAGAGGCATGAAGACTATGAATATCCTTACAAAAGAGGCCATCCTAGCGGCCGATGATCTGCCGCGCGAAACCGTCCTTGTGCCTGAATGGGGTGGTGATGTCTATGTCCGCACCATGAGTGGCACCGACCGCGATGCCTTTGAGAGCAGCCTGATTGCGCGCGATGGTGCAAAGGAAGGTCGCATGGAAAACGTTCGAGCCAGGCTTGTTGCGTTGACCCTGTGCGACACAAGCGGAACGCGGCTGTTTGAGGAAGGTGACATCGCCGCTCTTGGCCGCAAAAGTGCACGCGCGCTGGACCGGGTGTTTTCGGTAGCCCAGCGTCTCAACGGTATCGGTATCGAGCAGGCTGAAACAGCAAAAAAGGACTAAAGGCCAATCCCACTCGTCGCTTCGCTTTTCGCTTGGCGCTTGCGCTGGGCATGCCGGTTCGTGAGCTATTGCAGCGGATCGGATCAGACGAGATAACCGAGTGGATGGCCTTCTACAAACTGGAGCCTTTTGGCGACATGCGTGCTGATCTGAGAAGTGGTGTGATTGCGTCGACCTTTGCCAACGCCAACCGTACCAAGCACGCACGTCCTTTTACGCCTGAAGATTTCATGCCATTTGTCGATCGACCCGAGCCGGTTGTCGAGGCCCGTAAGGATGCCGCCCTTTTAAACGTCGCCCGTTTTAAGTCAATGTTTTCTCACAGGGTCAAAAAGCATGGCTGATTTAGGCTCACTTGTCGTCAAGCTTTCGGCGGAAACCTCTGAGTTTCGTGCCGATCTCGGCCGGACGGCGCGACTTTTAAATCGACATGCCAATGACATGAAGACCTCGCTACAGCAGGTCTCATCCATTGCCAGGACAACCTTTGCGGTAGCGATCGGTGCGACTTCGGTTGCAGCCTTGAGAGCCTTTGTCAGCCAGTCCATTGAGGCCGCTGCTGCGCTTCAGGGACTTTCGGAGCAGACAGGTGCAAGTGCTGTGGCCCTTTCAGGCTTTGCACCCGTGGCCACCATATCAGGAACAGCGATCGAGGCAATCGGCGCTAACCTGGCCAAACTCTCCAAAGGTTTAGCCGCAGTGGATGATGAGACTGCTGGGGCAACGAAGGCGCTTCAGTTTTTAGGTGTTCGCGCCAAAGATGCCATTGGGAATCTTCGTGATCCAGCAGAGGTCATGAACGATGTCGCGCTCAAGTTGGCAGCGTTTGAAGACGGCGCAGGCAAAACCGCAATTGCAATGGAGCTCTTTGGGAAGTCGGGTGCCACCATGCTCCCGTTCCTTAAAGATTTGGCGGAAAACCAAGACCTGAACATTCGCTTGACTGCTACGCAAATTAAGGAAGCAGACAACGCCTCTAAGGCCATGAGCCGCATGCGAGCAGAGTCGAATTTCGTTGCTCAGACATTGGTCATATCGGCTATTCCCTCGATGTCCGCTTTGGCACAAGAGCTCAAGCGTGTTGTGCTGGGGACGGATAACGCAGTGGAGGGAATTCAGCGCATGCGCGCTGAAGGTACGCTGACCAACTGGGCAGAGACAACGGCTCATGCGGTTGCTGTTGTGATTGATGCACTTAGGGGTGTTGGCCACACGATCAAATCGGTCATTGGAAGCTTCTCTGGCGTTTGGGCAGATATTGAGCTGGCTGGAACGTTCTTGGCTGGGGGCGCAGGGCTCAATCCGTTTTCGGATGAAAACCGCTCACGCTTGCAGGCAGCGCTGGAGAAGCGAAATGCCATCGTGGCGCAGTCCAACCAGAACTATGTCGATCTGTGGGACATGCCGCTTTTGGCAGATGCCGTCACCAAGCGGTTTGAAGAGATCCGCAAAGGCACTGAGGCTTCAAATTCCGCGACACAAGCAGCCACGCAGGCAGCCACTCCAAGAAAGCGGTTGAACTACAGCACGGCGACTGGTGCTGTCACGGCCAATGCAATGGCCGGAATGGACAGCGAGATTAAGCGTCTGCAAGGCCAGGTAGATGTCGAAAGCGCCATCCTCAAGGACAGGCAACGGGTCATCGACCTCTACGAAAGTCAGGGCTACCTGAGTTTCAAAGAAGTAACCCTGGCTCGACTGGCGGCTCAGGAGGATTTCACCGAAAAGCTTCGCGCGCTGTCTGCAGATGAAGAGGCGATCTTGCGAAGCGGCCTAGAGACAGTCGCCAAGACCACGCAGGACAAACTCAAGCTTCAAGATCGCTTGGCAGACATCACCCTCAAGCGACAAAGACTTGAGCGTGACGCGCAGCAGTCCAATTTGGAGCGCCAGATTCGCTTGCCCGGCGAGTCGATGAAGGAGTTGCAAGAGCAAGCAACCCGAGGGCTGAGCGAGCTCCGCTTCGTTGAAGAGCAGATCAAAACGCTGCGTGAGACGGGCGCGACCAGTGAACTGAGGTCATTGCAGCAGCTGGCAACCGCACGTCAAGAAAGCGGTCTTCAACTTGCCACCCTTGCAAGGCAAGCGCGTGAACTGGCTGATGCCGCTCCTGGGAACGAAAAACTTGCAGATGTTTTTACAAGGATTGAAGAGGCGGCGCGTCAGGCCGCAGATGGTGCATCGCTTTTGACTCTGCGCGTCAAGGAGATGTCTGATCCCGAGGCGGGCTTTGCGAAAGGACTTCG